TGCATTTTTACCTCCTTCCATCTGGTTGGACATCAGCACGGAAAGAACCAAAACGCCAACTTTCATTTATATTTTCATTTTCTATTTTTAAAGCTGCAAAACGTCCTCGTGCTCTTGTGTCAATTTTGTTTGTAGATGACGTTATTGTAAAAGGTCCTAAACTTGATGATGTCTCTGTCTCTGCTGGAAAGTCTTTTAATAACAATGATATTTTTGCATTACCATCTATCTTAGCAAAGTCTGGTATAAAACGTCTTATCTTGATAAAAAACTCACCCTGTGTTCCCTCAAAATCCAAACTAAAATCTCCTGACTCAATAAAAGCAGGAATAGCTGTTCTACTACCAGCACTATCTACTTGATCAGTGCCGATTTCGTGTTCATAAAAAGTGGTTGCACCAGCAGTATTCGTAATACCATTTATAGAAAAATTAGGTACAGCTGTTGAATTAAATTCAGTTGCATAAGGATTATCAAAAGTAATTTTATCAACGTAAGTTGTTCTTGCAAGTGAACTAGTTGTCCAAACACCCTCTCTATAATTTAGAGTCACACATCTATCAATTACATCAGATCCAAATTTTGGATAGAACCAGTTTATCTCTGTAAATAAAGAATTGTACCCTGCAAAAATAATTTCATTTTGTTGAAAATTAAAACCTAAATCCTCACTAGATTGTGTGGTAAATACAAAATCTTCAACAGAACATGGTATTTTTTTAACTCCACCTCCGTCATACACAAAGAAACCTCCAGTTCGTCCCATCCAGTATACTACACCATCTACATGCACTATTGAATGTTGTGACATAGCTCCACAGTTTGTACCTACCTGTCTAATAGAAAATGTAAAAGGTGGACCTACAAATTGCATAATATAAGCTGAGGTATCCGTAACAATAAAAGTAACATCTTTAGCTCGTACGGCTCCTACAATTTTTGATCCAGAGTCTAACTGAAAAGTCCCTGCTGTGTTTGTAGAGGTTGCAGCATATGTCGTTCTATCCTCTTGATCAGAAAAACGTATAAACATTTTGTCTTGTGAGGCAGCTGTGCCTATTAAAGTTTCAGTTCCTAAATGAATTAAATGCCTGTCTGTATCTGATACAATAGTTTGTACCGAGGCTGTCGGATTTGAAGTTACAAAAGTTGCTCTTGTAGTCAAAGCGTTTGAAGCTGAAGGATTCCATTCAAATGTTCTTCCGTTACGGACTGTAGCTATTAGAATTTGACCATAATTATCTAATGACCAATTTCCCGGTTCAAGCACAGTGTCATCCGTGCTACTTGCCTCACCCCAATTTTGGCTGCCACTCCAAGTACCTGTACCCCAACCAAAACCCTGTGTCTGTATTAAAGGACCTATTTCTTCATAAGGTGTAACTGTTGCTGATCCAGCTGCGGTGATACCAGCTCCAGATTCATTTGCAGACATAGTAATCGTAAAAGTATTTGCAGTTGGAACAGAGATAACTTCAAAAGGATTGGTTGTAAAATCAGCGGCTGTAAACCCGGTTCCTGATCCCGGTAAAGTTACACTTGAAAAAACAACATACTCTCCAACTTTTACCTCATGTCCAGTCTTGTTTATTGTGACTGTAGCCGAGCTATTTGTTGTAGTAATAGTGCAGGATGTTAAAGGTGTTCCGAGCGGTGAAATATCATAAAATGCTCCTTCATAATATAAAAACAAACCTTTAGTGGTTCCTATTGCAATATATTTGTTGCCATCTAAAGCAACCCAATTATGTATACCTCTTGCAACACCTGGTAACGTGTTTACTATTGGTTGTGTCCATCCACCAATTTTTTCTGGCTCCCCATATCTAAAACGCACAAAGTCACCATCTGTCCACTGGTATTCAGCAGTGGTCCTTGTCATTTGTTTATTAAAACCAGGTTTAAAGGGTATCTTAATTAAAGGCATTTTATCCCGCAGTCATAGGACTAGTTCCGTCCCCTAGAAATGGATGTTCAGCAAAGGCTAGAAAAGCATAATCGTATGATGATGAATTTAAATCTGTTGAAGCTTGACCCCTAATCTTAAATCCATTACTTAGAAAATCCATTAAATAATAAGTATTATCTGTGTGATCAGTATTTGTAGCATTTGCTCTAAAACTTTTGTTAACTGGATTAAAAGTATTTCTTGCTCCATCAAAAAGTCGCCATTGTGAAGCATCACCGACGTTTTTAATAAGAACCCAAGCTGGCTTAAATCCTAAAAAAACAAACGGACCATCTCCAGTAGAACTTGAGTTTCCACGATATTTTCCAATTTTACTGAAGCCATCTACTCCATGCCAACAATACGCAACATATGTTTGAGTATTTTGATTTGTATTACCACTACCTACAGAAAACCAAGTTGCATCCGGAGAGGTGTCTTGCCAAGGTAGTGTTGAGGATTGAAATGTCCCAGTAGAATCTAAAAGAGCATATTTAGTTGGGCCTTGTGAAGAATGATACAGGTGCCAACTCTGTGTACCATCTAATCTTTTAGTAACTATAAATTCTGGAGCTTGTGATAGGCCGTGTCCGATTTTTTGACTAGCAGAACCATTTCCAGTATATTGGACAATAGAAAATCCAGCGGTTGTATTTTTCTGAACAACTGAAGCTATAGTGATATCACCACCAACATCTATATTTTCTGTAGTTCCTCCATTTGCCACCCAGTTCCAACTCACATACGATTCACCATTTGTATTAATTGACACATCATCTTCAATTTGTTGTCCACCTGCTAAAAACTTTTGTAAACCATCTGCAACTGTAGCTTCAGCGCTTGTTGTATTTGATTCAATAACTTGTTGTGCGCCTCGTGAACTATCATACCATTGATGGTCATCAGAAGCATCTCTGTTTTTCGTCCACACTAATCCACTAATGCCTTTAGCTGTACTTGGTAATTTATCCTGTTGTAAAGCGACAAAGCCAGTTGGTGGGGTATGAATAAAACTTCTTTGACCAAAGTTAGCTGTCCAACCACCTCCATATCCAGCAGCACCATCACCCACAGCAAAAATATAATTACTATTAGGTAACCCTAAAGTCCCTTGGCTTACTCTTGATCCATAACTAGCACTTACGCTGTCATAGGTTGTTTTAAAAAATTCAACAGTATGATTATCTAAATCTAAAGCGATACTTATTAAATCATTTGTAGTATAAGTTGCATAAGTTACATCATACTTATTACTCGAATCATAATACACTCGTCCATTATACCCATAATACATATAACCAGCCACACTTTCATCTGATGTTGCTGGTAGTCTTGTTGCACTTGATGAATAAGGAACATTGAGAGTTGATACCACACCTACTTCAGAACGACCCATAGCATTACAAGTAAACTCTGCATAATATTTGCCACTTTTTGGTTTTAATGTAGCATTGTGATGCGCTCTTTCTGTGTTACCAGTTACTAATTTTAAATTACCCTCACTTAATGTTCCACCAGTTCCTTGTAACGTCGCAAAGTTTTGGGTAGGACTATCAGTAGTCTGGTTTGTAGTGGCTAAATTAGTTACAGAAAAATCATTAGTTGTGCCAGACCTATCACTTGTTTGATAGTCATAACCTAAATTTGCAACAGCATCATTGTTTTGAAAAGTTAATCTAAAACCATTTGTGCCATAAGTAATACCGCTTAATGTCTTAGGTATCCATCTACCAGTTGAGGTATCAGTAACACCAAAAGTGTCAGGTGTTAATGCTGTGCCATCAACCATATTTACTTCAGCAAGATAACCAGCACCATCTATATAACTTCCATTATTTGTGTTACCTACTACTGCATCATATGTAGTTTGATTCCAATATCCAGTATCATTTTTTGCTGGTTTTATTAAATCTAATGCACCTGAACCATCTTGAAAATCTGAATCAGTCAATAATTCTCCATCTACATAAATCTTAACTCTATCATCTGGACTATCTTCAGTAGTATTTCTAGCCACCATAATATGATACCATTTAGTTGTATCTTCAAAAGTTCTAACTGTTGCAAAATTCCATTTTCTTGTTCCACTTGTTACTTCATAATAATGTAAATTATCTGTACTATTAAATTCAAGTATTTCTGAATTTGTACTTACATTAGAGTGCATCATTATTACTGACCCTATTAATCCTTGTGTTAATATATCTCTTTTTACCCAACAAGAAAATGTTACTGTTGTGCCACTACCATTTGAACTTAGTGTTCTTGATAAATAAGAACTTACATTATTTTCAAACAAACAACTATTTGCAATCGTGCCATTATCTGTAAAAGGTACAAACTTACCGACCCTCTGCCCTTTTCCGTTACCTTCATACAGGGTATTGAAAAAATATTCTTCGCCATTTGGTATTGTTGGTGTTGCCATATTAACTTCCTAAATTCTTTGTACAAATTGCTAAATAACCAGTTGGTGGTGTATAAAAAAAACTACCTACACC